GACCAGAACGGCGAGTTCTGGCCCCATAACGGAACCGCTTCCGCTCCTCGCTACGACCAACTCCCCGCTGTCCCCGCTTCGGCTTCGGCAACTGGCCGCCCTGCCGATCCCCAAACTCAGTGGGATGCTTTCGGTCAAGTGATGAACCAAAGCCCCGACCAGGCGTGGCGCTATCTGTCGCAAATGAGCCCCGATGCTCTGCGCAGCAAGCTCCTGTTTATGGATCAAGGCTGATAAACTCAGTAAGTAAGGAGGAAATGGAGACCTGCTTGAAGGAGCGGGTCTCTTTTTTTTGCATTACGATAGAAGAAAAGCATCTGAGAAAAATGCCTAATTCTATTGGTCGCCGTCGCGCAGACTCCACGCCGACTGAAGCTAAAGAGGAGATCTCTAAGTTAAAAGAAGAACTCAGTGATTTGAGAAAGTTGTATCTTCAGGATATGGCTAATGTAAGTAGCGATATGAGAGCGCTCGTTACCCAACTTTCGACTCAAGCTGAGCCTACTCCTGTAGTGGAAGAACCCGTTCCTGTAGTGGAAGAACCTGCCCCCGTGGTTGAGGAGCCGACCCCGGTTACTCCTGTAGTCGAGTAAGCGTCTAATGCCTTACTTATCCCTCCCGAACTTCAATTACGATTCTGGCCCGAGACGTATTCAGTCTGGGCCGGATCATGAGGGGTATGTAGTTTTATATTCTGGCGTTCAATCTACGGGGCCGGATGAGGGGATAGTAGTCGCGGGGGCTCCGTTAAGCGGAACGCTAGCCCTAGGCGCGTGGGACTATGACGCTAACTGGCGGTATGTGCCGTCCACGCTGCCTAGTCAAAGCGGAGGGTTAGATCCGACTCCATATAATGTTAGCGGTGCGCTGGATACATATGATGGCGTTAGGATTTATACCCGAAACACTGTAGCCGGTGCGCAGATAGCGAGTGCTATAGGACCGCAGCCGGGATCGACGGTAAATAGACCTGAAAAATACATGTACTTCGGGGGTGCAGCCCCTGATAACCAGAACTACTCACCGTATAACACGCCAGATGCAAATAGCGCTGCTGAAGGTAAGACTGGCGGTGGGGTTACTCACAAGACGTTTGAAAGTTCGTTACTGACAAATGTTCTCGGCAGCCAGGGGACTTCAGATAGATCGCAGTGGAGATACCATCAACCTGTCTACTGCAAGACTTATACGGAAACCAAACGATCGGAAGTACCCGGTCTTATGTCCACACCGCTTCGAGCTGTATATCGCGGCGGGTCTACTTCGTATAACTACAACTACGGTGGTGAGTTGTTAGCTAATAGAGGTGGGTTTGAGCTACTGCCTCCTGATGATTCAGGCGGCACATCACCCACGATCTCGCTGCGGGTCGATCCCAGTGTTGTTTATGAAGACGAGGGAATAAGCTTAGTGTACTATTTTGAGCTAAGCGAACCCCTCGGGTTTGTGACAACTTCGCACTATTTAGTAAGCGGTACGGCTACAAACGGCGTGGATTACATCGGCCCCGGTGCTGCTGGGTCTGTAACGATTGCTCCAGGTACATTATCAAGCTCTTTTACCGTCACCCCATTAAACGACGGAATTATAGAGTCAGTGGAAACGGTAGTTGTCTCCATTTCTGGAACTTTTTGCAACGGGGCTTCACTGCCAGCACTTCCTGGCTCAGCGACTGGTGTAATCTTGTCTCGTACGCCCGCAATCTCGGTATCAGTCGCTCCCATCAGCGTTACTGAAAACGGAGGGATCTCGTTGATATATACTTTCACGTTGAATGATGAGCTTGCGTCTGATACAACCGTAGACTACAGCCTGAGTGGCTCAGCTACATACGGCGTGGATTACACCGGCCCTCCTGTTACGGGATCTGTGACAATTCCTGCTTACCAATTGTCTACTTCTTTCTCAATAAATCCAATACCTGACGGGATTACCGAAGGATCTGAGACAGTAGTTACTACTATAACTAGCGCTACTAACAACGGAGATGTGCTGGAGATACTTAACAACCCAGCGATCGGCTCCATTACGGATTCAGCGTTCTCTCCCAATATTTATAATTACGCTAGATGGGTTGGTACTATTAACTACGCTACATTTGACGGAAACGTAGTTACTCCGTACTTCATAGAAACACCTGTGTTTACTGGTGAGTGGGTCGCATTGAGCACAGTTAGCGGGATCAAAGACGTTCTGGCGCTACGCAATAGTGAGACTACACAGATTTTACCTGCCGGTACTTTAAGTTGGCGAGCAAGTCAGATATTCAATTTTAATCCCGCCAGCTATCCTACTAGCAGACTAAGCACTCCATTTACTTTAGGAAAATATAATCCTAATACGGGATTTACTACCATCGGCAACCCTCCCAGCGTCCCGCCCGGTAACCCAGGAAACGGACTATTTTGGGGCTTCAGCCCACCGATCACCAGCCCGCCAGGTCTAACTTCATATGCAGGCACCTTTTATAGCGTTGTAGAAGTTAGTGAGAGACTAGCTACTTACGCAGGCGTCTATGAGTTCTCTAATAACGCCTCAGGAGTTCTTGCCACATGGGGAGGGTTGTAATTCACGGCGACAACCCCTTCTACCAGAAGCTAATAAGCAAGCTAAACTCAGTCAAACCTTAAAAACAACATGAGCGAGTTCTACAACCTACCAAGCGGTGTAGTTAGAGGTTCAGTTAACTCAAATATTCCCTAAAGTAAAACCGAGGTTTACGCGACAGTTACTCGTTACTTTACCCCTTTTCCAGTTAAATTAAGTATGTAGTTCTTCGGGGGTTGGCGTTTTGTTCGTCGACAATGATTTTCCGAAGCTGCTCGGCGCAGAACTTTACCGTCCGCACCCCGCGTACGTTGTAGAGATGGCTGCTGAGCCCGTGGTTGTTCACGACTTTAGTAAGCAACCGGGCCAGTCCGTGCAGCTCGACAGATATAGATTCTGGGGTAATCCTGGATCTAAAGAGTCTCGCGAGCGCACTGCTGAGCAGACTATCGGCACGGCTAACAGCCGGAATATTGTAAAGGACAAGGTTTTGGTGACTCTTCGTGAGTACACCGGCCCTGCAGATCCTTCTGATCCCACACAAGCCAGCACGTTTAAGGTTGCACGGGAAACCCTAATTACCGCGCAGCGTCTTCTGCTGGATACAGGGAACCTGACCGCTTTCCACCAGTCTATCGGGTCTCTGACTCTCCTAGACGACTATCGCCGCTGGCGTGATCGGGTGTTCATCAATGAACTCCTGAAAGCTGTTTCTAAGGGTCAATCGTCTGACACCCAAGGTGGTTACTACTACCCTGGTTCTCTTTCGGTCGGTTCCTTAACTTACGCTAACGCCGAGCAAGCTAAGTTCGACGTTAAGGACGACCTCCTCCGCGTGGTCAAGTCTCTGCGTAAGCGGAACGTCCCTACGTATCAAGATGGTTTCTATCGCTGTGTTTGCGATCCTACCTTCCTGATGCACCTTCGCCAGAACAGCGACTTCCGTGAAGTGGCTCGTTATCCTGGCAACGGCCAAATCAACCCTCTCATGTCTTCGATGCAGCCCAACGCTGCTATCTACATGGGTCAAGGTTTTGGTCAGGCTACATTCGTAGCCGGTGAGCCTATCATGCCGACTGGTTTCGTCTTTGAGGGTGTGCGCTTTTTCGAAAGCACCAACATGCCTACTCAGACTGCAACCGCTTCGATTGCGAGCGCAAGCGCTTCGTATGAGACGGCTATCGGTATGTTCTTCGGCCCTCAGTCGGTTGGTGTCGGTATTGGTGGGAACAACGCCCAAGTTCTCCTCAATAACAATGACGATTTCTCGCGTTTCATCATGATGATTTGGAGCCTGTACGCAGGTTTCGAACTTCTGAACGCTGATTTCGCCACCATCGCATACTCCTTTAACGCTTGATAGGAGGTATCAACGATGGCTATTAATCCTGGACAACTAGCGGTTACCAAGATTTATCCTGGTAACTACACAAACGTGCTCAAGTATTGGCACGAGACTAAGACCGTTGTTTTTGACAACGAAAACGGCACACCGGAAACTCTTTCCAATCAACCCGTTGGCGGTCCTGTCGGCGTTGTTTTTCAACCCGGTTGGATTGCGCAACAAGCCGTTGGTTACGTGGACCTGTCTTATCAGGCCCTCGGTTCTATCAATCAGCTTGAGTACTACACTCAACCTTATGGTTCGGGTGGTGCTGCGAACAAACCGTTTAGCAACGGTACTGTGATTATCCCTTCACCGGATTATCACAAGGACATTCGCGCTGACATTACCACTGGTATCAAAGTACCTTCAGGTGCTTATGTGTACCGTGTTGGCATTCGTGTCGACGGTGGTGATGTTATCAGCAGTGGCATC